GGCTGAGCAACAAGTTGGACGCGACAGTTCGGGTAAAAGACTCGGGCAGGTTGAGGGTGATGGACTAGGCGATATTGACAAACCCCTACCTGCGCCTTCATTCCAATAATGGCACAGGGAGGATTTATCAACCATTAAGGAGTAAGAAATGAGTGCTACCTCTGCTCCGTTTGGATTGCGCCCCGCGTTCCATCCTTCTGGTTTGGATCGTGCCTTCGCTCTCGCAAACGGAATTCAAGCTGTATCGACCTCAGGAAATGTGTCGGCTGGTTACGCCACCACAATCCTGAAAGGTCAACCCGTCAAGATGGATACCGCTGGCTATATCGTAGTTGCCGGCACCGGTGACCCGTTCCTCGGAGCGTTTGCTGGTGTTGAGTGGACAGATTCCACCGGACGCCGTCGTGTCAGCAACTATTGGCCTGCCAATGAGTCGTTCCTAGTTGGTTCCGTAATTGCTTATTTTTACCAAGATCCGATCATTGTTTATGAGATCCAAGTAGATGGCTCTCTGACACAAGCGGCTGTTGGTGATGAATTTGACATTACGAACTCAACCGCAGGTTCGACCACTACCGGTCTGTCGCAAGCCACTTTAGGCACAACGGCAGCAGGTTCTGGCGCAGCCAAACAATGTCGTGTTATCGACTTAGCCCCCTACCCAGATAATGCGTGGGGAGATGCGTACACAATTGTACGAGTTCAAATTAGCGAACATCAGTACGCAGGTACTGTTAACGCGATCTAAGGAGGGCATAGAACATGGCAGCCCCGATGCGTAGTACCGACTTTAGAAGCATAGTTGAGCCAATCCTTAACGAATGCTTCGATGGAGTCTATGACCAGCGTACCGATGAGTGGTCACGAGTTTTCCGTGAGCAACAAGGTATTCCCCGTAACTATCACGAAGAGCCAGTCCTTTATGGATTTGGTGCCGCGCCCCAACTGCCTGATGGAACTCCGGTTACCTATCAGCAGGGTGGCGTACTCTTCCTCAAGCGCTATGTGTACTCGGTGTATGGCCTAGCCTTCGCCTTGACCAAAGTTCTTGTTGAGGATGGCGACCATATCCGTATCGGCCAAGTGTATGCGCGTCACCTTGCTCAGTCTTTGATTGAGACCAAGGAAACGCTCAGCGCTAACGTGCTGAATCGTGCATTTAACTCCTCTTACCCTGGTGGTGATGGCGTTCAATTGAACTCCGCTTCGCACCCCATCGTAAACGGGACATTTAGCAACCTCCTGACAACTGCTGCTAACTTGTCGCAGACCTCCCTTGAGCAGATGCTTATTCAGATCCGCCAAGCGGTTGACAACAACGGCAAGAAGATTCGTTTGGTTCCACGCCAATTGGTTGTGGCTCCAGGCAATGTCTTCCAAGCTGAAGTTCTGCTTAAGTCCGTGCTTCGTTCAGGCAACGCTAACAACGACATCAACCCCATCAAGTCCATTGGACTGCTCGATGAGGGTGCTGCCGTTCTGTCGCGTTTGACCTCTGCGACTGCATGGTGGGTACAGACCGATGCACCGGAAGGTATGAAGCTGATGATGCGCCGTGGCCTTGAAAAGACCATGGAAGGCGACTTTGAGACCGACACAATGCGGTACAAAGCCACCGAGCGTTACGATGTTGGCTTCACCGACCCCCGTGCAATGTACGGTACTCCCGGCGTCTAAACCTACAGGGGAAGCTTCGGCTTCCTCTCCTTAAAGGAGAAAGACAATGGCACAAACCTACATTGGTAGTACTTTAAGAACGGGTTCGGGAACTCTGACCGACACGGTTGATGGTGGCTTTGTAGTCGTATCGCAAACCACTACGGCCACGACGGTTGCGGCAGGAACTGCTGTATCAGCAACACTTACTCTTCCGGCATCTTCACAAATTATCGATTTCATCATCGATATGGTTACGGTTCCTTCTTTTGGAACGGCGACAAAAGTTGATGCAACCATCGGCACGGCGGCCGCAGGTACACAATACCTGTCTGCTACCGATGTCACCTTGGTGGGAAGAACTGCGTTGGCTTATACCGCTGCCCAACTGACTTCGATGTCGGACATTGGTACGAACCAAAGCGTTGTTTTGACAATTGATCCAGATGGCACCGTTGCTACGCAAGGCACTTTCCGCCTGACCGTAATATACGCCCAGAAGGTTTAAGGAGATCATCATGGGTCAATTTAAACCGATGGTCAAAATGATGACTACGGAGCCTACCGTTGAGTTAAAGCTCAAAAAAGGTGGCAAAGTAGAAAAGAAGATGCAAATGGGTGGCGCTCTAGCCCCCACGGCAACACCGGCTCCGGCAGCAATGCCCGCGTCGATGCCTGCTAGTGGCGGCGCTATGCCTGGCAAATCCCCAATGCGCCCTTCTTTAGCCGCTCGTCGTCGCATGATGCGAGCCATGCCCGCAGGTGCAGCTCCCGCTGCTCCCGTAGGTTCGGCCGCCCAAGTGATGAAAAAAGGTGGCGAAACCAAAGCCGAACACGCCAAAGAGATGAAGACCGCCAAGGAGTTAAAGGAGCATAAGTCTATGCCCGCCTCCAAGGCTCACAAAGGTCTTAAAACCGGCGGTGTTGTTAAAGGCCAAGGCGGTTACAAAACCGGTGGCGTAGTAAATGGTCAGGGTGGCTACAAAAAGGGTGGCAAAGTAGATTGCTACGCTAAAGGTGGAGTCATCGGTGTTTCGGCCTCTGAAAAGGGCGCTGAGAAGTACAAGAACACCAAGATGGATACCACTTCCCCGGATCATTCGCCTGCCAAAACAGGTGGTGTAAAACTTGGCAATGGCGGTGGCTACAAGAAAGGTGGTGCCGCAAAAAAGTATGCTAAGGGTGGGGCGGTAAATGACTCCGGAAAGGCAGAATCAATGCCACAGGGTCATAAAAAACCATCTACACCCGTAAGCATCAACCAGCTTTCCGGAACCTTCAAAAAGGGCGGTGCAGTAATGACCCCCGCAGAAAAGCGTTTAACCAAGATGTTTGATAAGGAAAACGCCCCTGCAATGAAGGCTGCTAAATCAAAAGATGTAGAGATTTACAGCAAGTACGGAAAAGCAATGCGGCGCGGCGGTAAGTGCTAAACAAGGTGGGGGCTTCGGCCCCTGCTTTTTAAGGAACAACACATGAAACTACAAACCGTAAGCCAAACAGGAACCGGATCAAGCGCTCCAATCGTAATGAATTTAAACGCCACTCCTTTCAATGTTGGGTTTGGAGTGGTAAAGACCGGAACCGTAGACTTTACCGTTCAGCACAGTTTTGATGACCCCGCCGTTGGGTTTACAGATTGGTTCAATCACCCCACGGTAGCCGCTCAGATTGCAAACGCTGATGGAAACTACGCTTTCCCCGTAACGGCAATCCGTATCACCATGAACTCAGGCACGGGAACCGTGACCCTGAAACTGATTCAGGCAGGTATTGCGTAATGTCTCATGGCGGCGTCGGCTTTGAAGGGGTAGCAAATTTTGCAAACACTTACCCCGGTCTTGCCTCAGATGTGGTAGCCGATGCTCACAATGGATATGGTAATGATGTTGGCGGTCAATCTGTAATTGTCCGCGGACCTGTTGCTGCGGGGCCATTTTATATCCTGATGGAAAGTTCAGGATATGTATTGCAAGAAAATAGCGACAAGATTGAATTGGAGTCTTAAATGGCAGATACCAAAATCTCAGCAATGACCGCGGCAACTCTGCCGCTTACCGGTGCTGAATTAGTTCCAATTGTTCAAGGCGGAGATAATAAAAAAACTACTGTTGCTGATATTGACTCATACAATAGAGCTTACGGAGCATGGAGTGATAGCACCGATCAGACAGGAAATATATCTGCCGGAACAGTTATAACTTACAACACTCAAGATGTAGCAGATGGAATAACACTTGTAAATAATTCTGAAATTACTGTTCCAAATACAGGTATTTACGACCTTCAATTCAGCGCTCAACTAAAGAATGTTGATAACGCTCAGCATGAAGTAGTTGTTTGGTTCAAGGTTAATGGTAGTGATCTTGCCAACTCTGCAACAATAGTTACTGTTCCGGCAAGAAAATCGGCAAGTATTTTTGGTTACGCGGTTGCCGCATGGAACATATTTTTAGACTTAAATTCTTCTGATTATGTCCAAATCTTTTGGTTGCCATCATCAACTCAAGTAACTCTTGAGAATTTGCCGGCATCGGTAACGCCCGCCTATCCAGCGATTCCATCAATTATCGTTAGCGTTCAGCAGGTAGCCTAAATGCCAGCCAAATCAAAAGCTCAATACAGGCTCATGAAGGCCGCTGAGTACAACCCAAAGTTTGCTAAAAAGGTTGGAATCAAGCCATCTGTAGCCGCAGAGTTTACGGAGTCAAATGTTGGCAAAAAGTCTTACTCAAAGTTGCCTAGTGAGATGAAAAAAGGCGGAGATGTAAACCTTTCTGTTGGCCGGGGTGAGAAGTTGTCTGTATCTCAAGGCGCAGGATTGACCGCAAAAGGTAGGGCTAAGTACAACCGGGAAACCGGGAGCAACCTTAAAGCTCCTCAACCTCAAGGTGGCAGTCGGAGAAATTCGTTCTGCGCCCGGATGGGGGCAATTGCAGAAAAAAGCGAGCGGGGAAGTCGTTCCCGCGCATCTATGAAGCGTTGGAACTGTCCGGGGTGGTAAATGGCCTATTCAGGAACCGTAGGAACCACGGTCATCAATGTTCAAACAATGATCGACCATGGAGCACGGAGATGCGGAAAGCTCGCTGAAGAGCTCACTTCTGAGCAGATTGTCTCTGCTCGAGAGTCTCTGTTTTTTGCCCTATCTGCCTTGGCGAATAAGGGCATCAACTATTGGGCAATCAGCAAAAAGGTCTTCGGCCTAAAAGCCAATCAGTACATTTATTCTCTGCCAATAGGCGCGGTAGATGCCTTGAATGTGCTTTACCGCACTATGAACCGCCCTGTTGGGAACTACGCCACTAGCGCAGGAGGTACCGTTGGCTTCGTCGCAGACTCCGATATTGACACTTATTGTCAGCAAACCACGGCCAACGGAAACATCTCAGTCTCCTTTGGAACCGATAACCCAATTTATGCTGGCTCCATTGGTTTTCTGCCTTACATTGCAGGCGGTGGTAGTTCTGTTTGGTCTATCATTTTTGAGTATTCGGTTGACGGAAGTACCTGGAACACGCTTGAGGACTTGGGGCAAGTAGCGGTTACCGACAATGAGTGGATTTGGACTGATGTCGATCCCGGCCAAAATGTGGAGTACTACCGGATCAGAGCCTACAGCGGCACGACCCTAGCCCTCCGGGAATGGTATGTAGGAAACAATGCCCGCCTAATCCAAATGGCTCGACTGAACCGGGATGACTACACAAACCTCCCAAATCAAAACTTTACGGCCAATCAGCCCTATCAATATTGGTTTGACCGCACGATTCCTCAGCCGACCATGTACCTATGGCCGGTGCCCTCTGACCCCTTTATTCAGATGACGGTGTGGTATTCCCGGCAGATCATGGATGTGGGCGCTCTTACTAATGAGCTTGAAGTGCCCCAAAGGTGGTATGAGGCCACGGTCTTTATGCTTGCCCACCGGATGGCTTTGGAGTTGCCCAATGTGGCTCCAGACCGGATTGGTTACCTAGAAAAGATGGCCGATCAGTACATTTATGAGGCTGAGCAAGAAGAGCGGGATAAGTCGCCTATCTACTACGCCCCCAATATTTCGGTGTATACAAGATAATGCCTCGCTTTTTAGACACCCGTGGGCTCTCATCAGTAGCGATTGCCATCTGTGATCGATGCAAAATGAAGCGAGCCTATGTGGATATGGGGCCAGATCCAAACTTCCCTGGCCTTCGGGTCTGTGACGAGGGTTGCAAGGATCAGTTTGACCCTTATAGATTACCCGCAAGGAAGACGGAGAGGATTAATCTTCGCTTCCCGAGACCGGATGTAAGCGTTGCCAATGTGCAGCCTGCGCTCCAAACAGGCGGTTATGGGCAGTTTTTGATCTCTACCCAAGGCAATAACGACAACCCGGAAACCAATGGAAACCTAGATGTAATTAGCCCGAGCGAATAATGCCCTCAGCCCAAGTCACTATTACCCAGCTTCCCGCCGCAGGCCCCATAACCGGTACTGAGGCGGTTCCTATCGTTCAAAACGGGCAAACCGTACAAACGACCACAGGGGCAATTGCAACCTCTCCACCCCTTACAGAGACCTTTATCACCTTAAACCAAGAGCCCCTTTTAACTAATTCAAGGGCTTTGTCGGGTGGCTTGGGTATAGGCTTAGTTGATGGGGGAGCTCAAAGCACCCTTCAAATCACTTTAAATGGTGCCTCAGGGTCTTTGGAATCTGCCGGCAACGGGATTATCGTCAAGAACGCAGGAACGATTACAAACCGTTCTATCGCGGTTTCCGGGTCTAGCCTTTCGATCACTAATGCCAATGGAACGGCGGGCAACCCAACCATAACAATGACCGGAGCGGTTTCGACCATTAATAATTTGGTTGGATCAGGCATTTTGGCGTTGGTCAGCGGGTCTTCGGTCACTTCTTTGACCATTACCGGAACCGCCAACCAAATCGATGTGGCAAGTGGAGCGGGTCCTGGAAACCCAACTATTTCAATTCCATCCAACCCAATCCTCCCAGGAACCGGTTCGCTCACAATTCCATCAGGAACTAATGCCCAATTACCGGCGGGCTCTGGTGGTCAAATTCGGTACAACACAGACACAAGTCGCCTACAAGGCTATCAGTCTGGTTCTTGGAGAAATATTAGTAGTGGCGCGGTCGATGGCGGACTAGCGAATCAAGTGGTCTATCAGACCGCGCCTGATATAACCGGATTTATAACCGCCCCATCCCTTGCAGACACCTTCTTAAAGTGGAATGGAACGACTTTTGAGTGGGGTGCAGTTGCCGGTGCCGGAACGGTAACATCGGTTGGTCTTGCAATGCCAGGAGACTTTACGGTCACCAATTCTCCTGTAATAGCGGCGGGCACCTTAACGGCTAGTTGGAATTCTCAAAGCGCCAATGCATTCTTGGCTGCACCGGATGGCACATCCGGAACCCCATCATTTAGGGCAATAGTTGCCGCCGATGTTCCAACCCTGAACCAAAACACCACAGGCAATGCCGCCACGGCAACAACCGCCGCCACGGCCACAAACCTTGCCGGTGGAGCCGCAGGATCAATTCCTTACCAAACAGGCTCCGGTGCCACTTCAATGCTAGCTACCTCCTCCGGGGTTCTAGTAGGGGGTACAACGCCATCCTATTCAACCGCTCCTAGTCTTACCGGTACTAACTTTACGAGCATTCCAAATGGTGCTTTGCAAAATAGCGCAATTACCATAGGAGGCACCGCAATCAGCCTTGGTGGCACGGCGACAACCCTTGCCGGTCTGACCTCAGTCACGGTAACGCAGCCTCCCTCATCGGCTCTACAGTTGGCCACAAAACAGTATGTTGATGATGCCGTTTCCTCAGGAATTACGATTCACACCCCGGTTCGGGTAGAAACTCCAACCGCTTTAAATGCCACCTATACCCCAGGCGGGACTGCCGTTACGGCAACGGACATTACCGGTGGAACAACCCTGACATTTGCAACCTCCCCAAGCCTTGCGGTCAACGATCAGATTGTCTTCTCAGTCACGGCAAACGGCATCGTTTCGGGCACCGCCTACTATGTTTACTCAGCTCCGGCAGCCAACCAAGTAACCCTGTCGTTGTCCTATAACGGGCCTGAAATTACAACCTTTACTAACGGCACCGGTTTAACGATCACGGGAACCGTAAATGCCGGCGTTGGGGCAACCCTTACAAATGCCGGAACTAATGCGGCTATCCAAATTGATGGGGTGAGCCTTTCATCCACTAATAGGGTATTGGTTTACAACCAAGCCAACGCTGCCCATAACGGGGTCTATACGGTCACTACGGTTGGAACCCCCGACCCAGGTGGAACGCCTTGGGTTCTGACTCGAGCGACCAATGAAAATCAATATAAGCCCGATAGCACGACCGGTATGGGTCAAGGGGACTACTTCTTCGTTCAAGAGGGTTTAACGGGAGCTGGCGAGTCTTATGTATTGACCACCAATAACCCAATAATTCTTGGAACGACCAATCTCACCTTTACCCAGTTCTCAGCCTCTCAGGTCTATTCTGCTGGCACAGGTCTGACCTTAACGGGGACAATATTTAGCCTTACAAGCCCCGTTTTAGCGACTTTAGGGGGTACAGGAATTACCGGATACGCAACCGGAGACCTGATATTTGCCAATACCTCTACGACTTTAGATCGATTGGCGGTCGGTTCAAACGGATTTGTTTTAGCCTCAAATGGAACCGCTCCAGGGTATGTGGCTCAGTCTACTTTGTCAGTAGGTTCAGCCACAAACGCTTCAAATGTGGCCATAACAGCAACAAGCGTAAATGCAACTTTTTACCCCGCTTTTGTAGATGCAACAACAGGCAATCAGGCGGTAGAGGTAGATTCAGATCTTACCTACAATCCTTCTACTAACACTTTAACGGCGGGCACCGTAGTTGCTACGACCGGTATTTTTGGAGGTACTTTCTAAATGGCACAAGCCGGATTTACACCTATTTCGCTTTATTACAGCACCACGGCAGCGACCGCGCCTACCGCCGCCAATCTTGTCCCAGGCGAATTAGCGATCAATATTACCGATGGAAAACTCTATTATGAGGACAATCTTGGGGCGGTTCAGATTATCGCCACCAAGGCTGGTTCTGCCGGAGATGTAGTAGGTCCCGCATCGGCTACGGCAAACGCTATTCCAACTTTTGATGGAACCACCGGAAAGTTAATTCAGAACAATTCTGGGGTAACTATTTCTGCCGGCATTATTACCGCCACGGGCTTTTCAGGGCCATTAAACGGCTCTGTTGGGGCAACAACTCCCACCACGGGTGTATTTACTCAGGTCGATATTACCGCTCAAGGTGATTTAAGGCTCCAAGATAGTTCAGGCGGAGAGTATGTGGCTTTACAGTCCCCAACTACTCTTGCCTCGAGCTACACCTTGACCATGCCATCGGATGATGGGAACCCAGGGCAAGTATTGACGACCGATGGGTCAGGGGCTCTCTCTTGGTCTAGCAGTAGCGGTGGCGATGTAATTGGCCCCGGTTCGGCAACCGATGATGCGGTGGTTAGATTTGATGGCACAACGGGAAAGCTGATTCAAAACTCAGCGGTAACCATTGCCGATACCACAGGAAACATCACGGGTGGAACTTATAACAAGGTAACGATTACCGCTCCGGCAAGTGGATCTACCTTAACGATTGCAGATGGAAAGACCTTAACCGCTAACTCCACCCTGACTTTAGCGGGCATAGATGCCAAAACCCTGACGGTAAACGCATCGCTGACTTTGTCCGGCACAGACTCCACGGTAATGACCTTCCCGGCGACGAGCACCACGGTGGCCGGACTAGGGATCGCCCAAACATTCACTCAAGATCAGGCAATTACCGGCAATCTAACCATGAATGCTCAAGGTGATGTCCGATTTGCTGATGCCGATTCATCAAATTGGGTGGCTTTCCAAGGTGCATCAACAATTGCTTCAAATGTGACTTGGACTTTACCTTCAGCAGATGGGACAAACGGTCAGGTGCTTCAGACTAATGGATCAGGAACGCTTTCTTTCACAACCCCCACCGGTATTTCAACTGGTAAATCAATCGCGATGGCGATGATCTTTGGCTTCTAAGGAGTAGGAAATGGCAAACCCAAATATTGTTAACGTCACGACGATCTACGGTAATTCGTCACAGACGGCTCTCTCAACAACTAGCGCAACATCGTTAGTCAGTAATGCTGCTGCAAGCGGGAAGGTCTTCAAGATCAACTCGATTGTTGCGGCTAACGTGGATGGTACATCTGCGGCTGATATTACGATCAGCATCTACAGCCAAGCGGCTTTGGGTGGAACAGCGTATCCAATCGCTTCGACCATCTCAGTTCCGGCTGATGCCACGCTAATCATTACAGACAAAACGACATCGTTCTATCTGCTTGAGAATCAATCCATCGGTGCAACGGCAGGTGCGGCAAATGACATTGTAGTGACAGCAAGTTGGGAAGAAATAAACTCGTAAGGGTTACATAATGAGCCTTCGCTACAAAGGCGGAGTAATCTCCGCTACACCACCTACAACCTCGCAGTCAGCGGCTACGGGCGTTTGGACATTGCAACAGCAACTCCAAGCACAGGGCGCTAGTCAATGGCCTGTTGTGAATCCAATTGTTACGGATTTTCTTGTTGTAGCGGGTGGTGGTGGGGGTGGCTCTGATAACATTGGCCCCGGCCCATCGGTTGGTCGTGGAAACGGCGGTGGTGGAGCAGGTGGATACAGAACTTCTGCTGGCACTTCCGGTGGTGGAGGTTCTGCTGAAACTGCTTTAACTCTTTCTGTTGGTACTGCCTACACGGTAACTGTCGGTGCTGGTGCTTCCGCTACTAGCGCTCAAGGCGGGACGGGTAATAACTCGGTATTTGCAAGCATTACTTCATCTGGTGGTGGTGGCGGTGGAGGTAATAATGTATGTCAGGGTGCTAATGGAGGGTCTGGCGGCGGTGCTGGTGGTGACAATGGCGCACAATTTAATGGTGGAACTGGAACCGCCAATCAAGGTTATGCGGGTGGAAACGGGTTTTACTCTGCCGGAACACCAAACGATGGCTCTGGCGGGGGAGGTGGTGGCGCTGGTGGAGTAGGCGCAAACGCTTCTGGAAATGGAACAAATACTGGCGGCGCTGGTGGTTCAGGTGTTGCGTCAACAATTACTGGTTCTAGTGTTACTAGGGCTGGTGGAGGTGGTGGTGGTCGTGGTGGCACCGCAACAGGCGGGGGTGGAGCAGGTGCAAATAGCGGTGGGACGGCAACTGCCGGAACTGCTAACTTCGGTGGCGGTGGAGGCGGCGCTGGTGGAGCAACTAGCGCTGGAGTTGTTACTGGCGGCGCTGGTGGCTCCGGTGTCGTTATCATCAAAATCCCATCTACGCACTATGCCTCATTCTCATCTGGTGTAACTTCAACTTTATCTACTGCGGTTGCTGGATACAACGTATACACAGTAACGGCTACATCTACTACTA